GATGAGGAGAGGTATCTTTATGTTAATTGCCACCTGTTCTTCCTGCGGCACCCAGAACCCGATCGACGAAAGTCATCCAGACGAGATCATATGCTCCGGATGCCATAAAACGCTTCATCTCAATTACCCCGATACCGAGCAAAAAGTAAGTATGAAAACGAGGGTAAAAACGAGCGTATCCAATGCCGTTTCTGCTACAGGTGCATTTGTAAAGCGTCATCGCAAAGTCATCCTGCTCGGTATACTTGCTGTCTGTGGACTTTTCTGGGAGTATAAGCGCCAAAGCGACGCCTCTTGCCAGCTTCCTCAGTCTCCCACGCCTACCTCAGATCCGTCCGATTCGTTGAGTGATGCGGCGGACGAAGTGGTGAACGATCCTGTATCTTACGAACCTGATGACTCAGACGAAGATACATACACCGATTGGGATATTTTGTCCTATCTCTCTGAGAACTGTATGAACTGCGGCGCTCCTCTTGCAGGCGGATACTATACGTCCCCGTGGGAAGACGATGACAACGAATATGGTTACTGGGTCTGCCCACGCTGTGGATGTATCAACACCGACTGGAACTCCGGAGACGACGATTGATCATCCGCGTACCTTTTCTGCACCCGGATACTGCTTCAAAAGTCATACTCGTCATCCCCCTGCCGTTGTATCTCCGCACCGCCTTGATGGCCTCTTCGTACAGCTCGTCCGAGTGCTTTGCATTTTGCAGCGTCTCTGTCTTCGCCCGCAGCAGTGTGTTTTCTTCCTCGAGCTTCTGCTTTTCCCGCATCGTCTTACTCATCGCCGGCTTATAGTCTCATTCCATAAAAACTTCCGATCCTTCGCCATCATCCTCGCCGGAATACTCTCTCATAGCCTTGAGCACTTCCCGGTACAGCTCTTCGTTGTCCTTCGTTGCATTGATGGCCTCAGTCTTCGCCTGCAGCAGCTTGTTTTCTTCCTCGAGCTTCTGCTTTTCCAGCATCGTCTTACTCGTCGCCAGCTTCAGGAAGTGAGTGGTCTCTGCAGAAGAGGCTGTTCCTTCCCGTATCCGCTTTTCCACCAAGTCCATCGCCAGTGAGATCATCTGGTTTTCTCTCGCTTCCGGAGTCAGTGCCGGCCTCATTGCGGGCAGGTCAGCGCCGGAAGTTTTTCTTGCGCCCATTTCCGGCACCATCCTTTCTGTTTTCACACGGCATCTCTGGTATTTTGCCGCGCAAGGTTAGTTTAGACTAATTCTCTGGCAAAAAATATAAAGGCTTTTCTAAGGGTTCACGGGCAGCCTGATGCAAAGCAGCTGAAAGGAGAAAAAGTATGAAAGTTCTGTTAGGAGGTTGAACATTCAAGAAAACGTATCCCGTACAAGGCATCGTCCAAGCGGTGCAAATGGAGAAACAACGCCCGTGAACCCTTAGAAAAACCGCCGAAGCCCGGTCTACTCCCCAGACCTCGGCAAGTTTGCTCTATAAAATATCAATGGAGATCAATACCAGGCATGAAAGCCCAAATATCAATTTTCCCTCCGGAGAAATATCAAAGACCGGCGCGATTTGAGAGGGGGTGTTGATTTTGCGACCCCCTCCCTATCCCCTTACGCGCTTTGCGCAAGGGTCGTGTCGTCTTTGACCTCCATCTTGAGCTTCTTGTAGATGTTGAGCGGGTCATTGGCGATGATTTCGTCAATAGCCTGCTCAATTTCGTATGCGTTCTCCGCATCCGTCAGCTGGTCAGAGGTATAGGCCACCCGCATCAGCAGACCGCAGGAGTTGTACCCCTTATCAATATCGAATCTATACCAGTCCTCGAACTGGCTGTACGGATTGTAAGGGTTGTCGGTCGTTGTTAAAAAGCATCGAATCATAATTCAAAGCCTTCCTTACTTATTAAGAGCACTGTAGACAGTGGACTCAGGAACACCACAAGCTTTGGCAATCTCGTTATAGGTATACCCGTTGGCGAGCATCGCTTTTGCTTTGGCCATCTTCGCGCTGGTCATTACAGTCGCTGCTTTCGGCATCGCGCGCTTTACGATTTCGTCCGACTTAGAAGCATTAAGAATCTTTGTCAACTTGGAATCCGAAATTGCGCCTTTCTGCACAGCTTCCCATTCACGGTCTGTGAACACAATGCGTGTCTTGCTTCCGCTTGCGCCGATTGAATCACGCGCACGCTGCATCTCAACGGAAGAGATTTTCTTGATTTCCTTCTTGTCAAGCTTAGGATCAAGGTCCAGAGCCTGAATCTTTGCCTTAATGTTCGCGTTTGCTATCACCATGGCGCGGCGCTCTTTCGGCTTGTTAGCAATGACAGCCTCAAGCTTCGCGTTGATGGAATCAACTTCCGTGCGATACTCTTTCGCAGCCGAAGGGCTGTAAACCAAACCCTTCATGTTAGCGGCTTCTTTCCGAGCCTGCCGTGCAAGTGATTTCAGCTCGTTCGAGAAATCTGCATACAGATTCTCCTGCGGTGTACCGGAAGAGAGGGTGCGCGCATCGGGCGTCATGGAAATAAGGCTTACCTTCTGCTGTGCATCAACAAACTCGCCTTTCTTCTTATCGAAATACCGGCGGCCAGACTCTTTGTAGATAAGCTCACCAGTTTCCTTATCAATGTGGGCACTACCCTTACGTTCGGGGACATATACGGTCTGCTTACGGCGAGACAGCAGTGTAGATGCACCACCAAAGTGTTCATTGCCGTCCTCATCCACACGAATCTGCCACTTTTTCTTCAGTTCCTGAATACCATTCTCCCGCTCAGACCGCTTGTAATCCAGCTTGTGCTTTTCTGCATCGATGACTACCATCGAATGCTTGACTGCACGAGCAATCTCCTTTTCATCTGCACCGCGGAGGGTCATATCCGTGATGAGGTTAGAGATGATGCCCATCTCTTTCTGCTTCTCTTCCTTCTTCATCAGGCGTACACCATTCGGGTTGCCTTCCGGGACAGCATAAGCAGTCTTAGGGTCAAAGTCTTTCAGGTCTCTCAGTGCAGCTGTCGCTTTGACGGCCACCTTGCTGGAAATGGGGATAGCAACGACAGTATCACCATCGAAATCTGCACCAGATAGGCGCTCTGCGACTTTGGAGTTGATACCGATGGCATCCTGAATATTGCCGAAGTTTCGCTTGCCACTGACATTCTTGTTGTTGACCGTAACGATAGGAATCTCAAAAGTACCCGCATGAGGATAACGAATCAGTGCAAGCTGAGTGCTGTTCTCATAAGTCGGGCAGTAGCACTCTTTCTCGCTGATTTTAGTCAGGGGCAGGATGACCTTAGTAGACTGACCCGGGAAAGACGAAGCCTTCAACGTCATTGAGTTCCCCTCGCAGGTATCTGCGAAATCAATCAGCAGTTTCTTCTTGATAGTCGGGTTGTCATAGTTCATGATCTCTTCGTACTCAGCCTTGCGGTCAGCCAGAGTAAGATTGAGTTGCTGCTTAATGAGTTTGATGGGCTGCTTGGAGAGGAACTGCGAGGACAAATTTTTTGCCATCGTGTCCCATTCGCCTTCCTCACGGAGCTTATTGATGGGGGAAAGATGCTTCTTCCCGTCGGCACCAATGTACTCGCTTTGTCCAGCCGCAGTAAGAGCTGCACCAAAGGGATTGTCCGGGTCATCCTTGATGGGCTTGAGCACCTTCATCTTGGGCGTGCCAGAGGGTTTGTTCGTATTGAAAATGACATCATATCCATCAGGCACATCGTCAGAATAAACAGCCATACCCTTGAGATAGTGGCTGTTATCCACCATAATGCGGACCTGCGCATAGTGGCTGTTGCCAAGGCTCAGGTCATCCACGCCGCGGCGAATCTCGATGACACCATCCTTGTCCAAACCCCCTTCGTCACCGTAGCGAATCGCAACACGGTCGGAACTCATGCTGGACGGACGCTGGAGCTTCTGGAATGTCTCACCACCATCATCCGAGTGGTAGTCACCCAAAGACTGAATGTCACCCTGATGCTCATATGCATACTTCTGGTTGTACTCGGGCTTTGCCAAAACAGTGACATTTGTCTGCTGGTTGATGTTGGTTGGCTGACGAATACCAACGCCGTAGCGCTGATAACCATACTCCGCCTCGAGGATGTAGATGGCTTCGTCAAGCTTACCTTCAGAGACGCCAAGAACCAGATTTGTGCCTTCAGACACGTCAATCATGCCCTTTTTATCGACTTCCGCCTTCAGCGTCTCGGCGATTTTCTGAGCCTGATTTGCCTTCTCGCCGATACCGTTGTTGTACATGGAGCGAACAGTAGACTCAGAAAGGCCTAACTTCGCGCCGATTTCAGTCCACTTCAGATTGTCCTGCTTCAGAGCGCGAATCTGGTCGTACTGGAGCGCTTTCCGCTCATGAAGAGCCTTCTGCTGAGCAACTCGGAACTCAGTCGTTCCCATCTTGTACTCGTCGGGCAGCGTTGCATTGATCTGTTCGAGAATCTCTTTCTCAGTGAACTTGCCGGTCTTCTTCAGTTCCTCAACACGGGAAAGAAAATCGCCGGAACGCTGGTAAGGATTCTCACCAGATCCCCACGGATAGCGGCCGGAATGTCGCTTAGTACCGTAGTGTTCGAGGCTGTCGGTCTCGTCGTCCACGTCATAAAAGAATTTGATGTCTTTTTCAATCGGATTCATACTGCTTCTCCTAACTTCAATTCCGTAATGATTTTATCGAATTCGATGATTTTGTCCATGATAGGCTTGATTTCGGCCTCGGTCGGGTTGACCGTAAAGACATCATCGTTCTGATAAATGCGGTTTTCGATCTGGATGTCCTGCGGGTGTACGCGGTACTCCAGACAGAAAAGTGCATCATAAATAAAGAGCTGCTCCATATGTGCAGGAACAGCTCCAGTCTTGAGGTCATGGATTCGCAGTAAATTGTTCTTAAAAGTGATAGAATCTGCCGTGCCGAAGCAGTTGCCCGAATAAAAGAGCACCTGTTCGGGTGTCATACGGAAGCCGATGGCATCGTTGACGTAGGCGTTGAGCGTCTTTTTGCTCTTCGGCAGCTTCTGACCAAGAGCAATACACTCTGCCGCAAATGCGTGCAGCCTTGTGCCATTTTCCTTGGCCTGATAGCTGGCATAGGTCTCGGCAAGGCGCGCAGCATCATAGTTTATCCAATGATACTTACTCGCACCCAGAAAGGCGTGCTGACCCACGAGCCTGGAATGATCGTTCCAGTTCATTCAGTATCTCCTCCTTGTTCTCCGGGTAGATGAAAGCAGCATAGCTCATCTCGTTCATCTTTTCTACATAATAGTCCTGATTTGGGCGATGAGATGCTCTTGCTGACTTCTTGCCTTCCAGTGCGGCCCATGTGTCTTCGTACAGAACCACGAGGTCAGGAATACCCTGTATCTCGTTAGGGTCTGCGTGGAGCACAATGCAGCCGGGAAAGCGAGACTTCAGCTCTTTCACCAAGCCGGTCTTGAATGTGTTTTCTAACATGTCAACCTCCAAAATAAAAAAAAGGAGTAGAGCACGTCTGAGACGCATTCTACTCCTCCTCATAAAAGAGGCAGATTTTTTCGCGTGAATTTTTCACGCGAGATGGGTTTTGGGGGCAAAAAGAAAAGCCCTTACGCAAATCATGTAAGGGCCAAGAAAATATGTTATCTGCTAGTTGAGATTGAAAAATTCCAGGTCGTAATTCGGCGCACCTGCCTCGAACATCATGTGGCCAGTTGCATCGGGCATATACTTATACTCGCCGAAATCCTCATGGGGTGCAAGATTGTGTGCCATATAGCTCTCAGGACGGATAGGCCTTGAAAATTCACTGCTGTTCCGGGTAGTCTTGCACTTGGGGCAGTACCACTCCTCATATGCTTCTTCGACCAGTGGTGTGCCGCATTCGCAAATCGGAGCTTTGGTATGTACCTCAGCGAACTTGTCGGCGTAGCAATGTACTTCGTTTCCGAAGCTATCGGTGGTTACCCATTCTTCAATCCCGGCGTCATTGATAAAGGACTTCTCGTAGTCTTTCATTATTTTCACCTCTCGAAAAAGTGCGGTCATCGGTAGTCTTTACTATATGCTCATTGGCAAGTTTATGCAAGTCTACATTATAGACAGAATGTGAATTTTTTGTGCTATGGCCAAAAGCCCACTTTTTATCGTTAGTTATTATATTATTTTATCAAAATTTTTATTAAATTGAATAAAAAAGTGGGCTTTTGGGCTTTTCGTATATTTTTAACGTAAATACGTTAAATTTTGTGGCTAAAAATATTTTCAAAAGTGGGCAGAAAGTGGGCTTTTGGGCATTAGGGCCTCGCTCGACCGGTTAAATCATGCCTTTTTCGCTTAGCCAAATGAAAAGTGATAGCAGAAACATAAGAATCAACGCGCCTATGAGAACTTTTTTTGCTTGCGCATCATGCTCATGCCGCTTATTTTCTTCAAACTCCATCTTCTTCAGCTCGAGCTCCTTGGCGTCCTTAGACTCCTGAATCCGTGCTTCATCCACGAATCGATGCGTCTCCTGATAGTCATCGAGCCGCACTTTCGTCCCGCAATACTCACAGAACATAAAGTCGCGGTTCTCATCTTTAACCGTAAGCTCGCCGCCACAGCTAGGACATTTTACCGTTCGTGCCATAAAAGCACCTCCTCGTCATTGAATTAAGAATACCATTGAAGTGTTGAAACGTCAAGGATTTTAGGGCGGAAGAGACCACTTTATATTATTTTTGAATTTTATCATGATAGCTCCTTTCATTCTTTGTTTTCATGTGGTACACTTGATTCATCGCCCCTATCGAGTGAAAGGAGTCCATATGTCCGATTTACCGGCAGTTCAATCCATAAAAATAGCTGACATTTTACTTTCTTATAGCGATCTGATTGATAAAACTGGCTTATCCACAATAAGTGCAAACATGGCCAACCAGTATCTTGAAAAGTATCCAAGGCCTCAGAAGGCAGCAAGTCATCTCATCAGTGCTTTTATACCTCAAATCGTTCTTCTAGGAGTGCCTTCAAGCTTTCCGGATACACCTGATTATACTTCAGTTAAAAAGACAGC